CGCCCGGCAGTGGGTCGCTGCGTGCGACTACATCACTACCGTCGCCTGGGCCGAACGCGAGTTCCACCACATCGCCCTGCGCAAGATCGTCTATCGCGATGTGCGGGAACGATTCGGCCTGCTGGCCCAGTACACCTGCAACGCGGTGCGCGTGGTGTGCGACAGCTACAAGGCGGACAGGACGTGCCTGCACCGCTTTGGTGCGGGTGCGTGTGTGGTGCTCGACACGCCACGCCTCTATCGGCTTGGCGCAACCTACGCGAGTATCGCCACGCTGGACGGGCGTATGCTTGTACCGTTGGCTATTGGCGGCAAGCAACGCGAACAACTGGCCGCTGCCACCAAACTGGCTGAAGCGGACCTCATCCGCGACGAAAAAGGCCGCTGGCGCCTGCTGGTGTGTGCCCACTACGCCGACCCGCCAGTCCAGGCGTCCACCGATGTGTTGGGCGTGGACCTGGGTATCGTCAACATCGCCGCCGATAGCGACGGCACGATCTATAGCGGCGGCGAACTGCTCGGGCGGCGCATCCGTAACCGGCGCCTGCGCAGGCGGTTGCAGGCAAAGCGCACGTTGGGCGCACGCCGATTGCTCAAGAAGCGACGGCGCAAGGAACGCCGCTTTGCTACGCATACCAACCACGTCATCGCGAAACGCATTGTCGCTGTGGCCAAAGGCACGCATCGCGCCATCGCCCTGGAAGACCTGGGCGGCATTCGCGCGAGGAGTACGGTTGGTCGGCCCCAGAGAGCGATGGTGCATAGCTGGTCCTTCGACCAACTCCGGCAGTTCATCGCCTACAAGGCCCAGATGGCCGGCGTGCTGGTGGTTGCCGTGGACCCACGCAACAGTTCTCGTACCTGTCCTGCCTGTGGCTTCGTCGCGAAGGCCAATCGTCCGTCTCAATCGCGTTTCTCCTGCCAAAGCTGCGGATTCTCTGGTCACGCGGATTTGGTCGCGGCTACCGTCCTTCGGGAACGGGGCCGGGTAGTTGTAAGCCTGCCGCACTGCTCGGAGGGGTGTCGTCGTGTCGAACCTCCAGAGCAAAGCTCCTGCCTTTAGGGCATGGGGTTGCTTACGGCCGGGAGCGTGGCCGCCACCGTGGTGGCGTCACCGCTCTGGGCGTACAGGCGGAGGGTGATGGACAGCAGGCTGCCCGAGCGGGTAAGTGCGGGCGGGTCCCAGGACGCCAGGACCGACTCGGCCACCAGGGTGCCGGCGGCGAGATCGGCCTGCTGCCGGGCCGCGAAGTCGGTCAATGTGGCATCGATGGTCTGGGCGTAGGCCGACAGATCCGGCGCTGCCGGCTGGCCCACATCGGCATAGAGCGTGTTTCCGGCCTCGGGCGTGAAGGGGTCGGCGCCGGGTGGGGTATACAGCCACTTGGTGACATCCTGCGCCAGGCGGTCGGTGCCGCTCACCAGGGCCAGGTCGCCGTCGGCGCCAACGCGGTAGTCAAGCACCACCTGGCCGTCCGGCGTGGTGGTAAACGACATCCCCAGGTCGGTGGTCGGTGTGGTGACTGGTGGGACCATCGCGGCTCCTCAAGACTACGGCTTGTACAACGCTATTTTGTAGGCCGTGCCGTTGACCGTGATCGGCAAGAAGTGATCGGGCGCCGAGGGCAGGCTGGCGCTGCCCGCCGTGGCCGTCGTCGCCAGCGTGATGCCGGTGAGCGTGAGCGTGCCGGTGAAGGTCGTATGGCTGAGCGTGAGCGTGCCGAAGGCGGCGAGCAGGAGGGCGGTGCCCCCGCTAAAGAGGGTCGTGGTGCCGGGGGTCATGCTCGGCGGCGCCGGCGCCTGCTGGCGCGTATCTACCGCCGAGACACTCGTGGTGGTCCAGCCGGCCGTCTCGGCCAGGGCCAGCACGGCCTCACCCACGCGCGGCTGATAGTGCAGCCCGTCTTGGTTGCTGCCCACGAGCGGCCGATAGGGGTTATTGGGCGCGCCAAGCTGGCTGTCACGCATGGTCAGCGCCAGGCGTGCGGCGGTACTCGCTGCGACGGTACCGCGCCGGTTGACGTAGGACATGGGGCACCTCCCGCGTGCCGTAGGCGCAGCAGCGTACATGCGCTGAATATACGGTTCTGGTAGACTACCGTGATCAAGAAACCGGGGACCTTCCGGCAGGGCTACGAACAGGACGACCAGAAGAGGAGCAGACAGGATGCACGAGTACGGACGAACGCAGGGCGGACCCCATCGCCTGCAGCTGCGTCGGCAGAGGCGTACGGGCCGCACCGGCAGCAGGCCAGGTAGCGGGGGCAGCAGTCGCCTTGGCATGCCCAGGCGCTGGGCACCCCGTATCGCCTGCCTGCTCGTGCTCGTGCTCCTCTCGGCCCGAGCCGTGGACACGCCACCACGCCCCGCATACGCCTGCGGTGCCGCCACGACGCAAGCCGCAAAGGCAGATTGTGCCCAGGATCGCCAACAGGAAGCCGCGAACTGGGGGCGGTTGCGTCTTGGCCGTCTGATGGACACCACGTTTCACTACAACCCCGGTGCGTTCACCGTGCCGTTCCGCAAGCATAGTGACTACATCACCCTCGATGACACCTACGCAACGGCCTACTACCGCAACTCGTCCCCAGGCGTCTACGCAGGCACACTGGAGGCCTCCGTCTGGCACTACGCCACCGCCGCCACTGCTGGGCAGATGGCACGACTGGAGCCACCACCAGACCGCGTCGACCTGGGGGCGGTGTGTGGCGTCAACAACGTGCTGTGCCTCGACAATAGTGACGCGTGGGTACTCAAGGACGAAACTGTCGCGGTCAGCTACAGCTATCACCGGTATGTGATTGCGATCGATGTGCATCTCGCCGATGCGCGCTACAGTGACGCCATCGCCCAAGATACGGCGCTGATAGCCTATGCGCTCATTAAGACCACCTGGCCGGCCTAGCGCTCACGGTCCCGGTGCCCGGCCCCGGAGCGGCGGGGTGAAGCCCTGCATGTTGACCACCGCGAACAGGCCCCGGCCGCCCTCGGTATGGAAGGCGAGTGCATCCAGGTCCGCGATCCCCTGGGTCGGGTTCATGGCACTGAACAGCACCGCCTGCACCTTCCCATCCACCACCCCGATGCGATGCAGGAAGCCCACATGCTGGTTGTTCGCGTCCGCCATGTCGCCGTAGAACAGGAGGTCGCCCGGCGTCCCCCGCGACAGATCGATCACCGGACAGTTGCGGCTTGTGAAATAGGTGTACTGGCCGCCGGCGTTCAGCCGGTCCCAGCTGTAGCCCGCCGTGGTGTAGGCCCACCAGACCAGGCCGGAGCAATCCCAGGTGGGTGGGCTGTTGGTCCCCTGGGTGCCCAGGACATACCGACCACCGCCGACGGTGAGCGCTGCGTGCAGGGCACGCTGCGCCAGGTTCCTGGGCACCGCCGGTGGTCCCGGCACGGCCAGCGGCGAGGCGCCGCCCGGCCCACCCGCCGGCGCCGGCGTGCCGCTGCCCGAGCCTTTCGGCGTCAGCGGCGTGCTCTGCTGTGGCGGCGGCGTCGTGCCGGAGGGGGTGCCGCCGCTCGATGCGGTCGTGGTGGGGTCCAGCACCGTGCCCCACGCCACCACCACCACGTTGCCGGTGCTCGTGACCCCGCCCGTGCTGTGCAGGTGGATGGCCCCATCGCTGGTCTGCGCCGTGATCACGTACTCGCCATTGGGGCTGCTGCCCACGTCGTGGCCCCCGGCATCCCGCACCCGGACGATCGTGCCGGTGGGGAAGGGGCCGGTCGCCGCGCCGTAGGTGACCCCGCTGGCGCGGGCGGTTTTCGGGATCGTGGGGTCGGCGGCGAGGTGGTAGGTTGCCGCCAGTTGCCCCGTGGGGGTTGCCGTCAAGGTAGCGTGGCCGGTGAAGGTGGCACCACCACCCGTCCGCGTGGTGAAGATCGGGCTGTGCACGTCCGGGGCGGCCTGGGCGCCAATGTAGGGGAAGCCGGCGGTGGGGTCCCGTCCGTAGGCCAGGGTCAAGGTATCGGTCCAGGCACCACCCCATTGCCAACTGCTGGTCTTGCCGAGCACGTAGTAGTAGCCGCGCGCCAGGCCCGGCGTGAGCGGCGGCACGTCAATCACCGTGCCGACGCGGATCTGGGGTGTGGTCGGGATGCTCAGGGTGCCCACGGCCACCCCGGCGGCCAGCTGCTCCAGCACGGCCCGCGCCAGGAAGTTGGCGGCGTCACTGGTCTGCACCCAGGGGGCATCGATGACGTGGACCCTGGTGCCGAGCTGGCGCTGCAGGCTGCTCATGCCGGCCGCGAACTGTTTGTCCTGTGGCAGGGGCGCATAGCCGTCCTGGCTGTAGTAGGCATCAAACGCCCAGCGCACGCGGACCTGGCTGGCCACGCCCTGATCGCTCCGGCCCAGTTCGGCCTCCAGGATATCGTCATCCTCCAGGCGGTAGGGCTTTGTCGGCACCGACAGATAGCCCAGGGGCCGCCACACCAGCGAGCCGTACTCGTCGCAGTACAGTTCCATGCCGGTGTCGGCCACCAGGCCCGAGAGGATCGCGGCATAGGTTTGCAGGTCGGGCTCAGCGGCGGCGTTGTCCGGCAGCGAGAAGGACCGCTGGCCCACGTACTCGGGTCCGCTATAGAGTTGCAGGTTGGCGGGGTTGGGGTGCAGGGCCCCCACGCTGCCCGGGTAGCGGCAGGTCCTGGCCACGTAGCCGATCAGGGCCCTGGCCCCGATGCCTTGCAGTTGCGCCAGTGCCAGGGCAAAGGCGTCGTTGGTGGCCGCGCCGGAGGCGTCGTACGGTGCCGCGAGCGACTGCGTAGCCACCTCAAAGATTTTCCACGGCGTGGTGGCGTCCAGCACCAGGCTGGCGCCCTGCTGGGTGTCGTAGCGTTCCGTCACCGTATCGATGTAGCCGGTCCAGACGGTGGTGAAGGTCTTGGGGCTCGTGCGGCCGGTGGCCTCAATGCGCAGCACGTCCATCGGCTGTGGAGTGACCTTCCGGCGCAGCGACCCTTGCAGGTCGGAGAACTGCAAGGAGGCCTGCCCCACCCCGCCCGACGTGGGCAGCGAGAAGTCACCCCGAATCAGCGTGTGCAGGCGCCAGGAAGCGGTAAAGGACGTGGCGGCGTAGGCCGGCGGTCGGGCCAGCGTGATCCGATAGTCGGGTGCCCAGGAAAAACTCATACTGCCGCCGGGAGGAGAATCAGCCGGCCCGCGAGCCCCGGACTGCCCCAATCGTAAATGGCTTGCCAGCCGGCAGGGTCGGCGCCCGGCGCGTGCGGGAGGTCCACATTGTTGGCGCTGGCAATGGCGGCAACAAAGTCCGGCACATCCGCGAAGCCGGAATCAGCCAGGAAGCGGGCCGCCACCGACCAGATGGTGTCAAGCGGACCCCACACGTAGGTACGCATCTCAGGCCACCCGCGGCCCGGTCGGCGGCGCGCCGGCCAGATTGGCGCCCGGCCCCGCTGCCTGCTGCACATACGGCGCCGATGCCGGTGGAAGCTCCTGTGCGGATATTCTGTACTTCAAATAGTTAGGCATATCCTGTTCCTGGTACAGTTCCACCTCGTTGAGGTAGACCTTGACCCGTTTCAGGCCGAAGAAGGCGTAGGTGAGGTAATAGGGCACTTCGTTGTGGGCTTTTTTGAAGGTGGGCGCGACGTGCTGTAGGCCGTTCAGGCCGTCCAGGCCGCTATTGAGGAAGGTGCCAATGATCGTGTAGGTGCGGGCCGCCACCCCGTAGGAGAACCGGCCCACCCCGGCCTTGGTGGGCACGCTGTACTGAATCCGTTGCTCGTCCATGCGGAACTCCCAGGGGTTGACGAAGAACTGGTAGGGGCCGATGGAGAGATTCGGCTGGTTCGTCTGCGCGTCGACGATATCGCCGACGGTGTAGTGCGGGGCGGGCATGGCAGACTCCGGTTATTGGGCCTTTCGGTAGGCGGGCCCACTCTTGGGGACATGCTGATCACTGGGGCTGGGCCGTCCGGCGGGCTTGCGGTGCGGGTTGGTGCCGGTGGGGGCACCGATGCGGGACGGCGCCCCGCCCGTCACTGTGGTGGGGCCCTGGGCCACGCTCACGCCGGCCCGCGTCTTGTCGTTCACGTCGATCTTCACCGTTACCTGGATCTGTTTGAAGGTCTGGGTGAAGATATCTTGCAGCGTGTGGCCGTACTGGCCGCCCGGCGCCCACTCGGACTGCTGGATCGCCGCGAGGAGTCTGGTCGGGTCGCCCGTCGCCGCCGCGGCCATGATGCCGGGGTACTCGCCCCGAATCAGCGCCGCCGTGGCAGCGGCGCCCTTGGCCTCGGTCGGGAAGGCGCCGATTTGTGTCGCGCCCGGTCCCACGGACTGGAAGGCGAAGGTTTCGCCGTACTGCCGCAGATTCGGGTCCTTGGGCGCGTACATGATGTTGAGCGGGTTATTATAGGCGGCGTTCGCGCCCTCGGCCTGGGCCCAACTGTAGAACACCTGCCAGGGGATCTGGGGGAGCGCCTTGTTGAGAGAGAGCGCGATCCCGTAGCGCTGCGCGTTCAGTTGGCCCCTGGGCGCGTAGGTGGGCAGCGCATTGGTGGGCGCGCCGGCGCCGGGTGGATTGGCCGGCGTCACGGGTGTGGGCACCACCGTCCCGCCCAGGGGAGCGCTGTGCGCCGTGGTGAGGCCCAACGCCTGCATGATAGCATCCGGCAGCGAGGTGCCGCCGAGCGGCGAGGTCAGAAAATCCTTGAGCCAGTTCTGCGGAAGCAAACTCTGGAGCACCCCACCCAGGAACGAACTGATATCGCCGGGCAGGCCGGGCAGCAACGCGCCGGGCGCGTTCTTGGCCTGATCCATATCGTGCAGGATGCCGGTGATGTCGCGCGAGATGCGCGCGAGCCATTGGTTGCCGATGTTCTGCGCGTCGATGGCGGCCTTATCCGAGACGGACGTGACGGCCCCCGCGACGGCCTGCCCCTGGGCGCGCAATTGCTGCGCCGTGGGACTGGTCCCCTTCAGGAGTTGCTGGTAGGCCTGCTCAAAGCGTTGTGGGCTGCCGGTCAGCGCCAGGCGGAACAGGCGTTGCTGCTCCGAGAGGCCCAGGCCCGACACGGTATAGCCGCCGATCGCCTGGTTAATCACTGATGCCTGCTCGATGCGCTGCGCCAGCGTGCCGCCGGTGCTCCGGCGGAGGAAGGCGTTATAGCGGTCCATCAGGGTCGAGATGCCCCCGCCCCCGCCCGTTTGCAGCTGCTGGAGTTGGTCCACACTCATGCCCGTCACGCCGGCCAGGCGGTAGGCCTGCGTGCCGATGGCGTTCTGGAGCGGCGCCGCGGTGGCAATGGGGACGGTCTGCCCGAGCACGCCTTGCGCGGCCAGCACGCTCATCTCACCCCGCAGGCCCAGGGCCGTCTGGTTCGTGGCCTTGGTGAAGCCGTCCAGATCGTCGGTGAGCGTGGTCATGGAGAGGCCCAGCCGATTCGCGCCCTGCACGATGGCGTCGAACAGGCGCGCGATGGTATCCGGGGAGAGGCCCGCCCCCACGTTCAGCCGGCCCGCCATCTGGCCCACGCTGGTCAAATCCAGGCCGGATAGGCGCGAGAAGGCCATGGCCGCACTGGCCACGCTCTGCACGCTCTGGCCCTGGACGCCGGCCCGCCCGAGTTGCTCATACAGGCGGGTCGTGTCCGCGGGTGAGGTCCAGTAGCGCCGCGCGCTCTGCAGTGTGCGCCCGAAGAGGGTATCACCCCGTGCGCCCACCACGTTGGCCTGCAAGTACTGCTCATTGGCGGCAATGCCGCTCGTGACCTCGTTGCCCAACAGGCCGAGCGCCGCCAGCGCCGCGAGGGGCCCGGCACTCTTGCCCAGGGCGCCGGCGACCTTCCCGCCCATGTCCTTCAGCACGCCGGCGATACCGGTCGCCGCGGCCGATGCGGCGCCGGTGCCCAGTGCCCCACCGGCGCCACCGGGCTGCGGCGTGCCGGCCTGGCCGCTCGTGCCGGTCCCACCGGCGCCACCGGCGCCGCCTGCGCCGGCAGCGGGGGCCCCCATGCCGGCGAGGGCGCCGAAGGTGCGGAAGGCGATGCCCGCCAACGTCTGCCGGCCCATGCCGCCCGGCCCACCGAAGGCGAAGGCGGCGGCGGTCTGCGCCACGGAGTAGATCTGTGCTGCCTGCTGGACCCCACGGAGGTTTTGCTGGCGTTGCTGATTTGCCTGCCGCAATAACTGCAATTCCAGCCGGCGGGCCTGCAAGGTCTGCTGGTCCAGCAGCGGCGCCTGGCCGGTGACGGCAAAGCGGTTCGCGGCGTTGATTGCCGGCACCAATGCCGGGTTGCGGCCCAGCAGCGAGCCGGCATCCTGGGGGGAGAGTTTGTTCAGATAGGCGATCTGCTGGTCAAGCGTGCCCTGGGCCTTGATCTCCGGCACACGGGCAAAGACCCGTTCCAGCCGGGCCTGCAGGGCCGCCAGGGAGCGGTCGAAGTCGGCAGTATTGGCGTGGACCTGTGCTTCAATCGGCAGGATCAGGTCAGCCATGCCCATGCTCCTCCAGCGGAATCCACGCCGGCATCGGCACCCGACGCCAGAAATAGCGGTCCTTGTGCAGGAAGTCGGCGGCGAGGTGCGCCTCGGTCTTGGGCGCCGGGTCGCGCTCCTCGGCCCAGGCCAGGAGGTTGCCGGTGACCTGCTCCGGCGCGCCCAGCGCTGCCGCCAGCACTACGAGGTCCGTTCGGCGCTCTCGCCGCCGCTCGCGGGCGTCCAGGTCCAGCTGGCGAGTGATGTAGCCGCACTCGTAGGGGGTAAGGGGTCGATTGGCGAAGTAGCCGGTTGCCCGGAGTCGCGCCCACTCGGCGCGGGCTCTGGGGCCGGCGAGGGAGGGTCCGCGATGGCAGTTGCCAGCTCCACCACCACCCGTTCCTCAGCCCTGGTGTACGCCCTGGCCACCTCCCAGAGGAAGGGGCCGCGCCAGCCGGGCCAGTGGTCGGGGTCGGCGGGGTCGCCCAGCACCCAGCGCAGGCGCTCGGCGTGCGTCAGCGCCACCACCTCGCCGTTGACGCTGTAGACACACTGCGCCAGGCGATAGGCCGTCTCCAGGTAGTCGCGTACCGCCGGGTCGCCCCTGGCGGCCTCGGTGAGCACCGACACGTCCTCGCGCGTGCCCACGATGGCAAAGCCCACCGTCCAGGTGGCGCCCTGCCACTGCACGAGCTCCTCAATCGGCGCCACCGCCGCGCCAAACGCCAGATAGTCCATTATGCCGTCGGCCACTCTGCCGCCGGTTGCGGCTGGTCGGTGGTCTGCTGCGCCTGGCCCTTGTTGTTGGAGATATAGATCATGGCCGTGGCCAGGAAGGTGATGGTTTCGTCACTGGCGCTCGTCGCGCTGGTCATCAGGCCGGTATCCCAGCCGGCGGCGGCGAAGGCGCGCGGGAACTGCCACTGCTCGTTGACGATGTTCTGCCCGGAGGCCACCCCGTTGTACTCATACGAGAGCAGCAGGTTCACCGGGTAGCGGTCAAAGCGGATGTCCCGGTTCATCGGCAACCCCCAGGCGTGCCGAACAAGCGCCACCAGCGGTTGCAGGATGCCCTGATAGCGCGTGATGGTCACGGTGTAGAGCCGACTCCCCGCCTTGGGCTGGCGCACGAAGGTGCCGCCCGTGGGCAGCAGTTGAAAGTCCTCATAGGTGTTCTGGATGCGGATACTCTGCAGCCACGCCAGTTGCGGGGCCGCCGAGGGTCCCGCGATCCAGGCGTTGATGTACGGGGCCTCACGGAGCACCGTGGGGGTACCATTGACGTTCGGGCCGTCGATTTGCGGGATCTGGTTCAGCGGGGCATTGGGGAACACGGTGGCCGGCATGGGCATCCTCCCTTACGGTGGTCTTACGCGGCGGCCTGTGCCGGCGTCTGGGCGATGGGCCCGAGGTTAATCACGATCTGATTGAGCGGTGGCCGATCCTGATAGCCGACATTCACCGTCACCACATTGGCGGTGACGTTGTAGTTGACACTCACGGTGGCGCCGGTGTGGTAGCGGCCCTCGTAGGCGGCCATCACCAGGGAGGCCTGCCCGGAGAACTGGGTGACGATACTGGCAGCGGAGGCGGCGGGCGTGCCGAGCAGCGGGGTAAATGCCACGATCAGCGCCTTGGCCAGTTCGTCAAAGGCATCGCGTTCAGAGAAGTACATGAACCGGTTGGGCTGGCCGTACTGATCGACCTGCGCCGCGGTGGAAATCAGGTCACGGATGGTATTGCGGCCGGCCTGGGGATTAAAGGCAAGCACGGTGAAGCCGGCGCCGGCCAGTTGGTTGAGTTGGCTGGTGGAGAGATAGGCGCCGGTGCCCGAGTCCATCGGTGGATTGTTGCCCACGCCGGCCAGCGGTTGGTTATACAGGTTCACCTCGGCGGTCATGGCGGCCTTCAGGCCGGCGATGGCCGCGGCGATATAGGGGCCATCCACGCTGCCGAGCAAGGCGGGATTGGTGGGGTTGGTGCCGGTGAGCATATCGTGGCCCACGAACACCACGCGGTCGCTGTTGGCCGTCTGGTAGGTGCCGCCGGTGAGCGTCGAGACGCTGGTGCCCACGGACGGCCCCAGCACCGCCTTGGGGTAGAGGTTGTTGGGCAGGGCGGCGCCGATGAAGGTCTGGACCGCGCCGAGCACCTGCGCCGCGTCGTACTCGGAGCAGATGAAATCCACCAGGCCGAAGGCGCCGCCGGCCAGCACGCCGAGTTGGTACGCGATCGTGCCATTGGTGTCCCCGGCAGGGGTACTGATCTGCGCCCCGTCGGTGCCGCCGGCAAAGGCGTAGGTGCCGGCAATGGGCATCACGGGGCTGGCCGCGAGGTTATAGGGCTGCACGATGCTGCCCGGCGCGCCGGCCGGATTGGCGCTCTGGAAGGCCGCAAAGATCTTTTGTGGGGTCGAAAGGTCGTACTGGCCGCCGCTGAGTTGCTGCACCGTCTGGTTGGTGATCAGGTCGCGGATGATCACCGCCTGCACACCAATGGTGCCGGTGCCCCCGGTGATGGCCGGCGTATTGGCCAGGGCCAGCAGCGGTTGCGGTTGGCCGGCCAGGGTGGGGCCGCTAAACGCCACCTGGTAACTGTAGGCGCCGGCCGTGGGGGAGGACAGCGGCGTGACGGTGACGCCGGCGACACCAATGGTGGTAATGCCGGTGAGATAGGTGGTCAGGCCGGCGGCCGTGGTCATCTGGGTGAGGATCAGGGCCCCACTGGCGGCGGTCCCGGCGAAGGAGAGCAGCGGCATGGTCCCGGTGGGGGTGCCGCCAATGCCGTAAAAGGTGATCTGCTGCACTTCCGTCACCCCGAAGCCGCCGGCGACCAGGCGCAGGACCTGCACCACGGGTGCCTGCACGAGGGCCTGCAGGTTGTTGCCCCGGCTGCCGGTATAGATGCCCACCCCGACGAGGCCGAAGGTGGAGGCGCCCAGGTTCGCGGTGAAGGCATAGCCCACGGGGGTGAGGCTGGGGGCCGTGCCGGTGAAGCCGAAGCCGGGCCGCACGCCGACGAGGTTGATGCTGTAGGCGCGGGCAACGCCGCCCTGGCGGGCCACCAGGTCGAGCATGCGGGCCATGGGGTAGGAGGAGGTGAGCGGGCTGGTGGGATCACCATAGACGTTCTGGATCTGGTCGGGCGTGATCCGGGCCAGTGCCGGCCCCTGGGAGGCGCGGGCCACCACGGCGATGGTCCGCGGCGCGGGCCCGGTGGGCGGCGTGGACTGTTGCGGCATCGTCTGATTGAGCACGATGCCGGGCGGCGTGTAGGCCATAGCTCCCTCCTTCAGGGGGTCGGCGGTGCCAGCACAAACGGCAGGTGGATCTCGATGGGGGCCACGGTGCCGGTCGTGGTGCCCTCGGGCGTCAAGATGGCGGTCAGCGCGGGCGTGTACGGCTGGGTGGTCCAGGCCACCTGCACATCCAGATTCAGGCGCAGGACGGCGCGATACGGCAGGCCGGCGGGCCGCGGTTCGGAGAGTTCGGGCGGTGGGTACTCGGGCCGTTCGAACAGGCGCCGCAGGAGCGGCTGCAGGCCCCAGTCCCGCAAGGACCGCAGCACGTAGGAGTCGATCCGCTCGCCGGTGTCCAGATTGATGCCGTAGGCCGACATGATGCCCCAGGCCAGCCAATCGGCCAGGTGCCGGCGCTCGGCGTCCTGGCGCGCGTAGACGGTGAAAATACCTTGCGTCTCGGGGATGTAGGCCTGCATGACGTGATAGGCGCCATCGGCGGTGGTGCCCACCCGTCCGTAGTCGTTGGCCATCTGGATCTGGCCGAGCTGGGCGCCGACGTGGACGAACGGTGCGTCCAGGGGCCGCTCGCCGATAGCCTGGGGGCCCTCCTCCACGAGCACGTCGGGGAAATCCGCCACCATGGGCACCGAAACCGGCATGCCCACCGGGTCGGTGATGGGTGCGATGGTATTGGCCAGCACGCCGGCGCAGCAGGTGAGCAGCGCGTTCTGCACAAACACCGCGAGGCCCGGCACGTAGGCGAAGGTCGGCGCGGCCACGCTACACCGACAGGCCCGCGTCGGCCATGGCCAGACGTGCCAGGGTGGCCAGGGCTGCCCCCAGTACCGGGTCCGTCACCGCCGCCTGGGCCGGGCCGATGCTGCGCACCACCCAGTGCGTGCCGGTCGTGCCCGGATGGCGGACCTGGCGCAGGCGTACCCAGTGGCCGGCGCGGGCCGAGTAGAAGCGCAGGCCGGCGGGCGTACGGGCGCGGATGGTGTGCGGGCGGGTGCCGCTATCGGTGAACAGGGCGCGCGCGGGCAGTCGCAGTGTGCCGCTGGTGGCCCCCGTGGGGGTCCAGGTGATGGCGTCCCGCAGATGGGGCTGGCCGCGTCGTGGTGGGCCAACCGGCGCCGCGGCCCGTGCCTGGCTGGCCAGGGTGGCGCCGAAGGTCTGCACGGCCACGGCGACCTCACCGCCGACGGCGCGGAGCACCGCCGCCTCCAGGCCGGCGACCAGGGTCATGACCCGTCGTCCTCGTCGGCCTCATGCGGGGCCCGGCGGGTGCGTTTGGGGGCCGCCTCTTCCTTGGCCGGCTCCGCCGTGGGGACCGCGGCCGGCGCGGCCTGCTCATCCGTAGGGGCATCGTCGCTGTGCGCAGCCCCCGGCACCGGGAGCGTGGGCGTGGCGACCTGCCCGGCGGGTGGGGTGTCTACCGTCTGGATCGGGGTGCAGCCGAGCACCCGCAACTGCTCAGCATGGGCCGCGTTCTCCGTGGTGATCTGGCCGGCGTCGTTCGGCACATAGATGGTGCCGTCGTGGACCGGGAAATACTGCCCGCCACCGGCGGCCAGGATGTAGGTAGCCATGGGGAAGTCCTTTCAGGTCGGGATGGCCAGGGGGATCTGATAGACCAGATCGCCCGGCCGGCGCGCCTCGCTCATCTGCAGGGTGGCGAGCACCACGCCCATGCGCTGGAAGCGGTGCCGCAGGTCGGCGCACACCAGCCGGCGACCATCAGCCAGCACCACCACGTCACCCTTGTTGAGCAGGATCGGATCTTCATACAGGATGACTGGGTGTTCATAGTCGACGATGCCGATATCCTGCACCTGGGTCTGCTCGGCGTACTCATTGAGGCCGATGGTGATGGGGATGCCGGGCAGGTAGCCCTGGGCGATGCCGGTGGGGACGGACCGCACCAGGCCCACGCCAAAGGTGCCGTCACTGGTGGCCACGAGTTGGGCGCGCCGGGCATCCCAGGCCGCCGTACGCTGGACATCCGGCATGTCGGGCCGGATGCGCTCCAGCAGCGTGGCCGTCTGGGTCAGGATGTCCAGGCGGGCCAGCGATACCTCGGTGCCGGGGATGCCCCAGGGCGGGCGAAGCACGCGCAGGACGTGGAACACGTGCGGCTGTGGGATGATCGTCTGGTCGTCGCTCTGGACCCAGTACACCAGGTCGGCGCGCTGGTAGTCGGCGCCGGCCACGTCCAGCACCACCTTGCGCAAGAGCGGCGCCATGGCGGAGGACGCCTCGGCGGCAATCTCCACCATGCCGGGATCGTCCTGCACATCCTCCTCAGCCAACTGCACGTGCCGACCACTATACACCGCCGTGCCGTCCACGCGAGTGGTGTCGACGCGGGCATGAAAGAGGTAGGTGGCGTAGATGTCGCGGGACCGCTTGATGTCGCGGCTGGTGATGGGGCATCTCATAGGGGCGTCGTGGCCTGTGGGTCAACGAGCGTGCTGCCCGTGTTCGACGGGTCAGTTGTCCCGGAAATGGTCCCTTGTTCGCGGTTGAAGAACGGACGGACCCGGTCGGTGTGCTGGACCTGCACCTGTTTGTCGGCAATGGACAGGCCGCCGGCGTAGGGCACCAACGGGGAGCGTGCCAGGAGGTTTTGCATACTGCCGGCGATGCTCTGGTAGTGGGTGTAGCGGTCGCCGACCTTGAAGTTGGGCGTGCCGTGGGTGGTGGCGCTGAAGTCCACCACGGCGGCGTAGCGGCCCACCAGGGCCGTGGCGGCCAGCAGGGCGGCGCGAAAGAGCGCGCCCATCGGCCCGTCCACCGTGGCGCCGGCAAGGGTGCAGTAGAACCTGATCTCTTCATTCTGGAGGTCGGGCGCCGAGCCATCGGTATCCCCGAGCAGCAGGCGCACCCGGTCGATGGGGGACGCGCCCGTGGGGTCGTAGGAGAATGACATCAGACGGTCACGTAGGACACCAGCACCAGGAAGGTGCCGGCGGTGGCCGAGGTCCCGCTGTACTGCGCCTGCAGTTGGCGGGTCGCGGTGAGCGTGGTGCCCACTTTGACGGTATTGCCGGTCTGGGGGAAGGCGCCGGCAGCGCTCTTGACATCCTGCGCGGCCACCAGTTCGGTGCCGGCGCCGCCGACCCAGCCGACGGCCAGGGTCGCGGTCCCCGAGTCGTTAGACTGGGTCGTGACGATGACGTTGATACCGGTGAGCGTGGCGCCGGCCGGGATGGTGGGGCCGGTAGCCGCACTGGCCTTGTTCTGGTAGGTAACGGGCAGGACGGCGGCGCGCGAGAGCTGCCCGCCACGGATGGTCTTGATATCGCCGACCACGACGAGGTCGGCACTGAGCTGGTTAGGCACTACTACTTACCTCCTTGGCTGCGGACGGCGGCGTGCGAGGGTGTGCCGGCGGCCGGGTTCCCAGCGCATCCGCATGCGGCTTCGAGGGGGGTCCCGGCGGCGCGTCGGGCGCGATGCGGATGCGGGCATTGCGTAGATAGGACTCCCGCACCAGCGGGTGCCACGTCTCTGCCTCCGGTACCGGGGCGCCCACCTCGCGCCAGATCCCCGGCGCCACGTGCAGACGCTCATTGGCGATATACATCAGGCCACTCCTTGCCCCGGCCCGTACGCCCGGCGCACTACAGGGCCGCCGCGCTGACGGGCGTGTTGAAAAACACGCCGTGATCGGTCAGGATCGTCTTCATATCGAAGGCGGACTCGCTCTCTACGCGGTCGGCGGCCAGTTGCTCCATACGGAACTTCTTCACTTGCAGCCACTCCATGCCGCCCAGATAGCCCCGCCAGACGAAGATATAGCCAGCGGTGGTGGCGAGCGGACCAGGTGCGGGTGGGCGGTAGGCCAGCAGCGCGTAGTTGGAGTGGATGAAGGCGGGGGCAAAGGTCGAGGACACAAAATTGGGGCTGCCCTGCACGTAGGGCGCCTCGGCGCCGACGTTGTAGATGGCTGTGGGCACGACCACCTCGTCCACGCCGAAAGCCTGGGCGAGCAGGGCGTAATCCACAAAGCCGAGCTGCGAGTACTTGATACGGTCCACGATCTCGGCGTTATTGATCAGGCCGTTGGCCACGTAGGGACCGATCAGCAGCACGTTGGGCGCAAAGCCCGTCTTCTGGGCCGACTCCAGTTTGCGCTTGCGGACGTCCATGATCGGCGTGGAGCCGGCCAGGTCCCACTGCAGGAACTGGTCGGCGCCGGGCGTGGCGCCCACGCCGGTCTGATCGTTGCCCGAGGCGGTGCCGGTCCAGATGCCGGTGCTGCAGTAGCGCTGCACGAAGACGCGCTCGCGCTTGAGCAGCTGCTTGGCCGTCACAAACAGCGTGGCATCCCGGTCGAGGTTGATGGCCAGGTCCTGGTTGCGCCGGATCTGGTCGGCGACGTCGAAATGGTGGGCGTAGGGCACGCAGGCGTAGGTCGGGCTGTTGTCCAGGTCGAAGCCGTTACCGGTGGACTCGGTGGCCGGCGCGCGCGGCTCCACATCATCGCGCAGCCAGGCATCACGGGTATACACGTACCAGCGGTCAGACTGATGGACCACGGGGATGATGGGGAAGACGCGGCCCGCGGCGAACCCTTCCGCGGCCTGCATGGTCGCGATCGAGATCTGGGTCAGCGGCACATTCACATGGACCTGGGTCGAGGACGGTTGGGGCAAAATACACCACCTTTGCGGTCCATGTCAGACCGCAGTGCACTAGGGGGGAGGAAGAAAGGAGCACCGGCCATGCCGGCACGAACGAAGGCCGACGTAGCGGCGAGCAGGCGGGTCTTTGCCGAGACGGGGTCAGGGCGGGAGACGGCACGGCGTCTGGGGCGACGACCACCTGCGGGACCGGTACCGTGCTGGGCTCCTCCTGTGCGCTAGGCCTTGCCGGCGGGCAGGAGCAGGACGGACACCAGGGTGCCGGCGGCGGCACTCTCACGCGCCGTGCCGAGCACGTACTGCCCGCTGGTCGCGGTGACCGCGCGGCCCGCGGTATCAACGCTGATCTTGTCGCCGTGGGTGACGGCGGTGGTGCCGACCAGGATCTTGCCGATACCGGCGACCTGCACGGTCACGGACAGGCCGGCCGCCGCCGGATTGGTCAGCACGCCGAGCACGGCGCTGCCCGCCGCGGCGGGCAGGATGGCGGTCCGATCGGCCGCCGCGGAGGCGGCCACGGCACACCACTGGTTGGCGGAGAGATCCACGCCCGCGGTGAGCGTGGTGGAGAAGATATTCGTTCCTGTGGCCACTCTCGTCCTCCTCAGCTGCCGGTCAGGCGCTCATAGAGCGCGGGATTCTGGGCGAGCACCTCGCTGTAGGCCTGCGCGTAGGACAGGGCCGGCTGCTGCTGCCGGCGCGCGGCCACCAGGCTGGCCATCTCGCTCTCGGCGTCACGTTCGCCGCGGCCGCCGATGCCATACGTGGTGAACAGGCCGCCCGCATTGCGCTGCGCCACGATGGGGTCGTAGAACGACCGCACCCGGGTGCGTTGCTCGGGGGTCAGCGCCTCCATGACCGCCACGTACTCGTCCTCGGCCAGGTGCTGGCTCTGGGCCTCCTCGGCGAAGGCCTGGCGTTGCGCGGCCCGCTGCATGGCGGCAATCTCCTCGCTGGCCGCGCGCGCCTCGGCCTGGGCGGCCGCGAGCCGCTCGGCGAAGGCGCGGTTCTGCTGCTCCAAGTCGGCGAACCGCTCGGCGGTATAGTCGGACATGGTCTCCTCCTTCGGGGATGCAGTCGTCCCCGCGTGCGGGGACGCTGGGCGCCCCTCCTTCCCGCCAGGGCGGGTATCGGGCTCGGCCTCCTCCAGGGCGGAGAAGCCGGTTTCACTGGCCACCAGGGGACGCAGGGCGCCTTCCTTGAAAAACGGCCGGCGCGTGAGCGCGAGGCCGATCAGCACATGCTTATGCTCGGTGCCGGTATCGGGCGCGCGCCAGCGCTCGTACCATTCGGGCGAGACGTAGCGGAACCGATCTTCGGCCAGCATGGTCTGCCCGCGCGGGTTCCAGTCCACATGCGCGTCGGCGGATCCGTCCTCGTTGAGGCGGAGCTGTCGAATCCAGCCCAGGGCGCCGGAGGCCTTGAGGTCGTGCTCGGCATCGACCGGGATATCCTGGCCATAGACGCGGTTGTTGACATTGGCCACGATGGCGGCGTTCCGCTCGCGCGTCACCGCGACCTTGCCGTACTTGGCATGCTGGAAGCCGCCGGGGGTGGGCAGGCAGGGGACCCATTGGCCCTCACCGAACTGCGCCGGCACGAAGAGCGCGAAGCGGGTCCCGGCATCGGAGGTCAGCGGGTCCGGTTCGCGCATGGTACGGGAGGGCCCACTGCTCCCCATGCTGCCCGTGACGGCGGGCCCGGCCCCCACATGCCGGCAGCCGCAGGCGCCGCCGGCACAGTCGGCGCAGGCGCCGGCCCGGCAGGCCGCGCAGCGGGGGGGCATGGGGGCGGTGCTGGGGGCTGCGCCACCGACCACCAGTCCGTCCTCAGCAGCGGCGGTGCGCACTGCATCGTCCCGGTCGTCGTCCCGGTCGTCGTCTCGGTCGGCCTCCTGGTCCGCCCGCGCGCTCCGTAGGCGTGCTGCCCGGCGGATGCCATGCCGGGTGGCCTCGGCGTGGGCGTCTTTCAGCAGGCCTTCTACCTCGTCGGCGTTCACCCGCCCATGCGTGCCCAGCCGGCCACGCAGCCCGTCCATCAGGCGCGAGAAATAGCGGGAGCGGCCCCGGCGGGCTGGGCCAGTCCTGGGGTCCCCACGTCCCGGCATGCCGGGACGGCGGGGTTCCCCAGTCGTGCCGATGGGGGCGTTCGCATGCACGTCGGCGGCTGTGGGCTGGTCCGCTTGCCGGCGCCGGCCCTCCTGATCCGCGTCCCCGTCCTCCTCGTCGTCATCGTCGTCATCGTCCTCCTTGTCGTCGTCCGGGCCATCCTCGTCGACGTCGGCCCACTGCCACGAGCCCTCATGTGCGGCCCGCGTCTCGGCATCGGCGCCGTCATCGTCGGGCACGTCCCACCCGTTGCGCGTGTACAGCGCGAGCAGCTTGCGGATGGCTTCCTCCTTGTCCGGCCCGGTATAGCGACGGCCACGATAGCCACCGTGGAGTGCCGCCCACGCGGCGCCGGCATGCTGGCGATCCTGCACCGGCAGGTGGGTGGTGCCATCCGGCTCGGTCACCAGATAGTCGAGGAAGGTCTGCGTCTCCGCGAACGTCCATTGCGTCATGTCAGGCATGGCAAACTCCTGCGCGGTCTTCTGCGTGCGTGCCGACGCCGGCAAGACCAGGCGTCCCTCACGGGTGCCGAGCGCCTGGGTCAGCACGTGCGCCGCGTGTGCGCGCGCCGCTCGCAACGAGAGCCCCCGGCCGTAGACATCGGTGCGCAGCGGGGCGCCCGGGAGCGAGGAATCATGCTCCACCCGAAACGTCCCCGACTCGGGCGACTCTTCCTGGATGTACATCGTGTGGGGGCCACGGGCCGCCTGGTACTGGCGCAGGCCCTGATACTGCCCGTGGTCACTGTGCGTCACGGGTGCCTCGGCCAGCGGGGTATCGACCCAGGTGTCCGTGCTCTCGTGCGCCGGCGGGATGGTCTGGTGATAGATGTGGGAGAGGGCGGTGGCGTAGGACAGGGCGCTATGGCGCGGGGCATCGGCGGCCGTGGTGTCGTGGTGATAGGCGGCCTCGCCCATGGCGGCGACGTAGCGGTCCCGTTGTGCCGCGGGCAGGGCGTCGTGCCGGGTGATCAGGCGATTGACGGCGTCAGGATCGACGGTGCCGGCGGTGCTGGGGTTGATCGTCCCCTGCCAGTCAATGTGGGGCTCCAGCGCTGCCTGGGCCTCGGGGTGCAGCCGGGTGTACTGCCGCTGGGCCAGGGGCCCGGCGATGGCCTGGATGCGGCGCTGCTGCTCGGCCACTTCCTGGCGGGTCCGGGCGTGCTCGGCGCGCCCGGCCTGGCCGTAGGTGGAGGCGCCACGGATGCCTTCCAGGAGCGAGGACACATGGGCCGCGTGGACCGCGAGCTGGTCCTGGGCGGCCGCATCCTCGGGGTCTGGGACATAGGGGCCGGGGACGGCGGGCGCCCTGGGCCCGGTGGCCGGCAGGGACGCCACCGCGCCGGGTGCCGGCGCATCCGTACGCACCTGCTCCTCCCGACGCGCGGCCTCGGGCCGGTACCGACCTTTGGCGATCGTCAGGTTGCCGCCGGCCACCGGTGTGGGCGGAGCCGACGTGGTGCTGCTGGGGGCGGGTCGTTCGGCCACGGCTACCCCGCCACCGGCGGTGGGGGCCGTACTGGCCGGCGCCACGGCCGCGGCATTGGCCACCGGGGCCGTGCCGCCCATCGCCGTCTGGAACATGCCGACCTGGCCGGCGAGTTGCGGGGCCTGCCGGGGACCGGGTGCCTGATGCTCCGGCATGCCCAGGAAGCCCTGCTGCACGGCGGTCCCCTGGGCCGTACTGCGTGGCGCGCCACCGAACTCCGTTTGTCCGGTCAGTTGGCCCAGGCCGGTGGCCATGGTCGGCGCCGGGCTCGCGACTGGGGGTGCCGCTGGGGTGGCGGCGGGCGCGGGTGCTGCCGCTGCTGGGGCCGTGCTCGGCGACTGGGTGGTGGCCGCCCCAGGATCGCCGGCCTCGCTGATCACCCGCTGCCGGCGCCGGTCGATGTAGCGGGCCTTCTCCACCGCCGTGGCCTCGGACTCCGGCTGCGCCAGTGCCTCGCGCGCATCGGCCACGAATTGGTCGTGCATGCGGGCCTGCGACTCCAGCGTGGCCTTGTGGCCGAACCGCTCGCCCTGCGCCTGTTGGCGTAACTGGGTGGCGTAGGCGGTGTGCGCGGCCAGCATCGGCTCGTGGTCGGTGGTCAGCGGTGTACCCAGCCGGGCCGCCTCGGCGCGGGCGAAGGCGGCGGAGCGCTCATGCTCGGCGATGTAGCCGGCATGCTTGGCGAGCGCGCCCTGATAGCCGCGCTGGGTAGCGTAGTCATACGCCTTCGGCGGGTTGTTCCGCTTGTACGCGGCGGTACGGTCGTGCCGGCTGGCCTGGCCTTCCCAGTACGCGATGTCGCGGGCCGACCCGGTGGTCGCCGTATCCGGCTCCTCCGGGGCTGCGGTTGGGGCCGCGCGACGGGTGCGCGTCGGACGAATGGGCGTGCTGGCCGGTGCCGATGGCGCTGGGGGTGGTGCCGCCTCGGGTACCGCCTCGGGTACCGTATCGGCTGGTGCCGGTGGTACGCCGGCCGGCACGCCGCGTGCACTGGCCGCTGCACTCTGGTAGTTGCCATTGGCCAGGTGGTGCAGACTCCGGCTGAAGGCCAGTTCGGTGGGGTTCCCCGTGTTCAGGTTGGAGCGGAGCAGCGCCGCGGCATCCTCCCTGGCCGGCGCGTGGTGCTTCGTTGCCGCCTGATTGGCTTTGCTGAAGGAGCCGCCGGCTGCGTCGTAGCCCGCCCATGCCTGCTGCAGGTGGTCCAGGATGCGGTGTGCCTGGGTGCGGTCATACTCGCTGGAGAGCGCGGTGCCCACGGCGCCGGAGAGCTGCGCGTGCAGGGCATCCCGGTCGGCGCCGGGCGTGGGACCGCCGGCAGGGGTGACGGCGGCGGACGGTGCCACCGTGCGTGCCGATGCCGATGCGCTCGGGGCTGGCTCGGGCGCCGGCTCGGGTGCAGCCACGGCCTCGGGTGTCGCATCGGGCGCCGGCTCAGGCGTGCCCAGCGCCGCTCTGGCCGCCTGCAGGCCGGCGATACTCTCTTCCCGCGTTTTCTCGAACAGCGGGTTCTCTACTTCTACCTCACGGCCCACGCCGGGGCCATGCCGCCCGTAGACGCGGATCTTCTTGCGGCCTTCATGTTCTGTGAAGGTGGGGTGGTCGCGTGCGCCGGCCGGCTCATGACCAGCCGGGTGCTCGGTGCGATGGGGCGGCGGCGGCAGGTGGGCGATATTGGCGCCGATGAGGCTGCGCGGACCGGCGATCACCAGACCCTTTTTCACGCCGCCGCCCCCACCGGAGATCATGACGTGTGTGTCAATGCCCTCGTCGGAGGTGATGGTGATCCAATGTCCTGCGGCCATAGCGGTACCACCTTCAGGGGGGAACGGAGCGCCACCAGGGGCGGGGTGCGGTACACTGAGGACCGGGAACTACAGTGCCCCCGCGACGGGGCTGAAGCCGTCCGGGGGCGTGACACCAGAATTGGAGGTTCTGATGCACGATCAGTATGACCATGCCGGTGCGTCGGCGGCAATCCGCACCTGTGCCGTGTGTGGTACGGCCATCGAGCGGGCTGCACGACCGGGAACGCGCTACTGTTCGCTCCGCTGTGCCGGCCTGCACAAGCGGCGAGGCCAGGACCGGATCTGCCTGCGCTGCGGGACGACGTATTACGCGGCGGCACGCTACCGGACCCAACGCTACTGCTCAGCCAGCTGCTACAACGCCGGGCGGGCTGCCGCCAAACCGCCCGATGTCCGCACGAACTGCCTGGGCTGCACGCGGGCGATCACCGTCCCACACGGAAAATATCTGGAGCGCGGTAACTACTGCTCACCTGCCTGTCGGTATGCAGCCGGGGCGCCCATACCCGCGCGGCGCACCGGAGAAATGCGCGCCTGTCTGTCCTGTGGGGCACCGCGCTACGTGCAGCGCTCGCTGTGCGGCAGGGCGACGTTCTGCAGCAAGGCGTGCCATGATGCCTATCAGCGATCACGTGTGTGGACTGAGGAAGAACGCGAGGCGCACCGCCGGAAGTCGGTGCCGGCGCTCCCGCTCCGCTCGCCAAACCGCTTCGAGGTCGAGATGATGGCGTTGCTGGACGATCTCGGTATCCGCTACTTCCCGCAGTACGTCATCGGGCACAAGTTCTGCGTTGATGCCTTTGTGCCGCACGCCGCGACGGTGATCCAATTCGACGGCGATTACTGGCACGGCAACCCGGCGGTGTGCGCCACGCTCAACCGGGTACAGCGTGCCAACCAGGGCCGGGACCGGGGCCACGATGCCTATATGGCGGCATGCGGGTTCCAGGTGCTTCGTATTTGGGAGCGCGATTTCTATCACGACCGTGCCGGCGTGGCAGCACGTCTCGGCCATCTCGCGAGCTGATCCAGCCCATGGCCTACTCCTCGCGCCGACGGGTCGGCGCCTGGTCCGTGCGGGCGCGGCCATTGCTGCCGGCCGGGACCGGGGTGCCCGCCTGCACCGGGTGCGGCACCGGGGGCGGTGGGCCGGGATGCGCGGCGGCGGTGCCGGCGGCGGCGGCCTGCTTGGCCTGCAGGGTCATCAGCTTGTCGGTGTTGGTGGGGTCGGCGTAGGCCGCCAATTCGTCCTCGTCGGGCACCGGCAGGCCGGCGGCCTCCAGCAGGTAGCGCACCAGGGCCGCGCTGTGCGGCAGCAGGCCGGCGGCGCCGAGTTGTTGCAGGTACTGCCCCAGGGCGCCCAGGTCCACCTGCTCGATGGGGGTCGAGGCCAGGGTGGGGGCCAGGGCCACATCCAGGTGGTTCAGCGTGAGCAGGGTGGGGATGGCCACGTCGTTGACGGGCTGCGCCACCGCGGTCAGCCACGCCTGGATCGCCAGGCCGAACACGCCGAGCTTACTCTCGCCCAAGCTGTAGGTGCCGGTCTGCTCATGCCCCAGCAGGATGAAGTCGGCCAGCACCGTCATGGCGATCCGGCTGTCGTAGCGCTCGATGATTTTGGTGGTGTCGAACTGCCGTTGGCCACCGGTGGAGAGTAACTTGAGGTCGTAGGTCGGCTTGCCCTCCTGGGTGTAGGAGAGCGGCCAGACGATGCCCTCCTGCTCGTCGCGCCGGATGTTGGTCACGATACGCTTGATCTCCGCCAGGGCGGCCTGACTCTCGGGGTCGGCGGCCAGCAGCAGCGTCTCCGGCACGTAGGCCACGGGCAGGCCGGCCAGATCGCGCTCAATGCCAATCGCCTCAATCTGCTGGATATGTTTCTTGTTGTAGTAGCTGCGATAGGCATTGCGCAGCATCGAGCGACCTTCGGGATTTTCCTTATAAGAACTGGTACGCCAGAGCAATGCTTTGGCCATGGGGATGATGTGGAATTGGTAGTCGGGTGGGCCGAGTTGCACCATGCCGACCACCCGATCGTATGCGTCATACTCCCAGCGGTAGAGGGTTTCCTGGCCGCGAGTGGCGAAGGCCCGCCAGCCGATCTTGCCGTCGCTATGCCGGGAGTGCCGGGTGGGGTCGTCGGGGTGCGGGCCGGCGCGGATCTTGTACAGGATCTCGGCCAGGTCCCAGCCGTAGGTGAGCATGGACAGGATCTCGCTGATGGCGTCCGCCCAGGGTATCTCCATATCGGAGAGCGCGGAGTCGATGAACGCCGCCAGCGCGGCGGCCTGGGGGGATTCGTCCTTGGGCTCCACGTGCCAGGTCACCTGGCGGATCAGCATCTCGATGGCGAAGGCCATGGCGCCAATGATCGGGTCCTCGTCGCGCATCTCACGATAGACGCGACGGCCACGTTCTCCCTGTAACTCCGGCGACCATTCCTCGTAGATCAGCCCTGCTGTTGCTGAGCCGGCGCCGGGGCCGCCGATGCCGTACCGCGTCAGCCCGGAGACACCGGCGGTCTGAAAGAGCGCACGGGTGCGCCGTGGGCCGCTCACGGGGGTGGTGGGTGCGTAGGGGTCGTTGACCATGCAGCGCTCCTACACGGCGCTCACGGTGCGCCAGAGGCTCACCTTGGTGGTGCCCTGGGGGGCCACGGGGCGCGGTGCGGGCGCCAGGGCGGCGAAGGCGAGCGCTGTGGCATCGACCTGGTCATCCTGCCGGCCCTGGGGGAAGGCGAGGACCTCGGCCAGGAAGGCGTCATTCCAGGGCGCGCGGACCAGGCTGACGGTGCAGGCGTCCTGCCCGTCGCCGGCGTTCCACTGCGCCGAGAAGGGGTCGGCGCGGGTCGGCTTGTCGCCGGTGATGCGGTGGATGCGTGCCGGCAGGCCGCCGAGCAGGCGCACCAGGCCCAGTGCCTGATCTTTGCCGGCCTGGCCGGGGTCCTGGGGGAACACCTGCGGCGTGATCGTGCGCGCACGGTCGGCCTCGGCGGTCTGGCGGATCGTCGCGTTGCGCCGGTCGGTGCCCCACTGGCCCCGGCAGACGTCCGCCACGTAGTAGCGCGTCTCGGCGCCGCTGCCGGTCCTGGCCAGCAGCACGCCGGCGGTGTAGTCCCCGCTGCCGGCGGAGGCCGCCAGGTCCCAGCCACGGGCCCACTGCGCGCCGGGTGGCACCTGGTCCACCCAGCCCACCCGACCGGCGCTGAACAGGGAGCCCTCGGCGGGGAAGGGGATGCCCTGGTACTGGGCCTCAAAGAGCGTGCCTTGCTGAGCGCGCACCTCGGCCAGATAGGACAGGGGGTAGCGGGGTGAGAGCGGCTCGCCGATGGCGCGGCCCGTGGGGTCATCGGCGCCGCCGTCGGCGATAGCGGGGAAGCGCAGGCTGTCCCAGCCGCCGGCGGCCAGGAGACGGCCGGCGAAATCGCCCTCCCACCAGCGGTGGAACATGACCACGATGCGACTGGCCGGGTGCAGGCGCGGCACCACCACGCCCTGCCACCAGTCCCAGATCAGGCGATTGGTCGCCTCGCTCCGGGCATCCTGTGCATCCTTGTAGGGGTCGTCGAGGATCAGCAGATCGGCGGAGAGGCCGGTGAAACCGGTCCCGAGCCCGAGGGCCTTCATGGACGGGTTGGCGTCCCGTGCGGCGCTCCGGGCGGCGGTACTCCACTCATCGCGGGGTGCCACGGCGGGCAGCCGGCAGCCGGGATCGGGGAAGCTGGCGGCGTACGCGGGGTCGCGGAGCAGGGTCTGCACGGTGCCGGCGAAGCGCTCGGCGTGGCTGACGTTATAGCAGGCGATGCGGATACGGGTGGCGGGTGCGGTGCCGAGCACCCAGGCCGGAAACCGCTGCGAGACGATCAGGCTCTTGCCGTGTTGCGGGGGGGCATGGATCAGCAGTCGGCTGCCTGGGGTGTGGGCCACCTGTGCCAGGCGGGCGCACAGCAGGTGTTGCCAGGGATCCAGGGTATAGCCGGTGGAGGCGTCGACGTAGGCGGCCAGGGGCAGACGTGGGCGGTGTGCGTGGCGGTACTCAAGCTCCGCCAGGAGTGCTTCCAGGGTCGTCCTCCTGGAGGAGGGTGCGGATACGCTGGGTGAGGTCATCGTCCGAGAGGTCGGCATAGGGGCGTGCTCCGTCGGGGGTGGTGGGGGCGACCTTCTCGACCCATTGGCCGAGCTCCTTGGCGGTGTGTTGCTCGAGCTGGCGCAGTTCGGCCAGCAGGCCGGTGTCCAGGGCGTACTCTTCGACCACCTGGAAGTCCTCGCCGCGGCCAAGGGCCTTGTAGGTACGGACCAGCAGGCCGGTGTCGGCGCCGGGGGCGGTGAGGGAGGGATCGGCGGCGCGGGTGGCGATCAGCTGGCGCAGGCGGTCCCAGCGGTCGTGTTGGGCGGCGATACGTTGTTCCAGTTCGGCGATGCCGGTGGCGCGCACCTCGGCCTTCCAGGCGGCGAGCGCAGCTTGCACATGAGGATTGGTGAGGACATCGTGTGCGGACTGGCGCAGGGTGACCTCGTTGCCGCGGTAGCCGGCCTTCCGGGCGGCGGCGGTGCCGTTGCCGTGGCACTCGCCGAGGTAATAGCGCAGGAAGGCGTCTTGTTTCGGGGTGAGGGTGTCCCGAGCCATGTCGGGCCTTTCGGTGCCGGCCGGCGCCGGGATGGTGCTGGTCGCTCAGCTGCTGGCTGGCGGGCGCGGTGCGGCTGCTGCGTCCCCAGGGAAGCACCCGCCTGGATGCGAACAGGGGGCACGCTTCGGTAGGCTCTTACCGAGTAGCCGGAGTGGATCCGTCTCCGGCGAGACGCGATCACTCTAGAGTCTAGGCGTGGTGGGGGGTGGTGTCAATGGCGAAGCGGGCCGAGCGGGCCGACCGTGCCAGGCGGACAGAACCGGCCGAGCGGGCCGAGCAGGCACAATACGCAAAATCGGAAAATCGGGGCCGTAGGGGGTTGACACTAGTGTAGAGCACGTGTATTATACGTGTATAGGGACTGATGGAGGTCCCGGGAGTAGTGAAGGACGGGCACAGATGTACACGCTGAAGGCCATGACGCGGGGTGGTGTAGAGGCACTCGCGGTGTATGCCGAGTTGGCAGACGCGATCGCTACCGCCGATCTGCAGCAAGCGCGGCTTGGCGAGTCGTTTGACCCACGGTATGCGACAACCGGTGCTAGCCGTGGTCGATCGTATGAGGTCTACGACGGTACAGCACTCATCTATCGCGCGGATGGGTATCGCGCCGGGGTGACGTGGCGCGCGGATGTCGCGCGGCTTGTTGGGTGGATGAAGTAGATGGGAGTATTTACGCGTGGTATACTGGTGGTAGGAAAGGAGACAGCCCATGCCGCGTAGTAAAAATCGCACCACCATCGAAGTGCCGCTTCCGGTCTATGCCGCGCTCCGCACCCGCGCCGACCAGGAAGGCATGACCACCGCCACCGCCGCCGTTATCGCCATCCGTGAATGGCTCGCACGCGACGAGGACCGCGACCGCGCACGTACCACCACCGCACGCTCCCCACACCACACACCGAAAGGAGCCGCACAATGACACAGCCCACCGACGGACCGGACAATCACTCGGAGCAGGCTATCCGCACCTTCGTTGAAGACTACCTCGACCCCGGCGCGAACCTTTCGCGCGACGATGACCCCGCCGAGGTCATCGCCGGCCTGGAAGACGTCTTCGGCACCGACATCGGTAGCACCGCGGAGCAACTGGCACGCTACCTCGCCACGCTTGACCGCTAACACACGCACCGCTACCCTACGATTTTTTCCCGACGCCGGACACGCGCACCGGGACCACAGCCGAAAGGACAGACCGATGACCCTGCTTACCACCGGCATAGGCGCGCAGGCCCGCGCACGCCGCGAGGCCCAGATCGCGCGCCAACCGCTCGACCAGGAACGCATCACCCGCATGCTGGCCGATGCGCACGCCCTCACCCCCGCCCAGCACACCAACGTCATCGTCAGCCTCTCCAACCGGCTCCAGGACGAAGCTGGCGACGAGGCAACTCCCAACCCGGTGACCGATGTCCTGCCCGGCCTCAACGTGCGCACCGCGCGGGCACTCCTGCACCACCTCCGCGCCCAACGCACATGACCACCCCATACGATCCCCTCGCGCAGGACAATCTCTGGCTGTTCACCCAGATCGTGCTCGGCCTCTGCGCTACCGTCGACGACTACCTGCATGACCCGGACGTGGACCTGCACACCCTGCGGGACCGCGCCGAGCGGGTACGCGCCTACGCCGAGCCGATAGCCGCCGCCCTCCGCACCCACCACACCGAAAGGAGCACGACATGACCGCCAAACTCTATGACTACCAGACCGCCGAGTACCTACGAGCGGCTACAGCAGAGGAACTGCACGCCTCCATCCAGCAAGCCACGCGCGACGGAGGCGCGGGCGTCATCGTGGTAGACGGGCGCGACTGCTACGCACTGGGTGACGACCAACCGCTTGACGAGGAGCGCGGCACCGCACCGGGGGCAGCGCAGCGAGGGGGAGAAGTATGAACAAGAAGGACGCAGCGAAGACACGCACCTACTACGGGAAAGAGCGCCAGCAGTGCCCCAAGGCTATGGAGTGGCTGCCGGATGCACCGAGTTGCCGTGAGCTGCGCGAGGCCGCCGAGGCGCAACCGGCGCGCAGCACCCGCACCAAGGCAGGCTGGGCGTTGTATGTACGCCTGGAGCATGCAGCCACTCCAACACAGACGCCACTCGACTGGTAACACCTTCCATGCCGCACAGCAGCCCGGATCACCCCATCCGGGCCGCTGCCTTTTCCGCACCAACCATGCTGGTGCCCTTCGACGCTGCCTTGTGCACCGCACGCGGCACATACGCCACCGACGCATCGCCACCCTCGCTCGCTAGCCCGCCGGCGTGCCCGGCGGCGCATAGTCGCGTACCGCGGCGCCCAACCACCCGACGATTTGCCGATAGCACCCGGCGACCTCCGTGGCGGTGTAGCCCTCGGCCAGGGCGAACTGATAGAAGTCCCGGATGCGGATGCGCCGGTGCCGCCCACGGGCGTGGTGCAGCGTCGGCAGCACCTCGGCATCGATGCGATCATGCACCCACTTTGCCGAGTGCCGCAACAGGATGCCCACCTGCGGCGGGCTCAGGGTTGGTTCCACCCGACCCTCGCGCACGCATTGCTCCGCATTGCTCGCCTCCCCCAGATAGCCACCAAACGCCGCGGTTTCCGCCGGATAGCCCCGCGCATCGAGCCGGCCGCCCCGCCAATGGTGCCCCGCGCCCCAGTGCGCCGGCTCGTGCAGGGCCGTGGGCGGGTCGTGCTCATGATATTCCAGCGCCGCACCCGCACGCCGTGCCAGCCGCGCCTCGTGGTCCGCCAGGTCCGCCGCGCGCATCGTCCCCGTGTACGTGTCCGAGCGCGTCTGGGGCAGGTGGAACATGCGCTCCCCGGTGATGCTGGTGGGGCGTGGCGCCAGCCCACGCTTCCGCCGTTTCTGCTCGCCCATGCCGCTAGGATATAGCGGCGGGCATCGATGCCGCAAGGCCCCCACACACGCATGCGCCGGCTAGGATTTTTCCCCGAGGGCTGTGGCCGCGGCAGGGAGCAGAGACACCGTCAGCCAGGGCTCGTCCCGGAGCACGGCAAGGAGTGTCTCCAGCCTGCCCCCGTAGGTCGGCACCGACCACCGTGGGGGCGCACCGGCAAGACGATACGGCCAGTTCCCCGCCAGAAAGCGATGGGCAAGGAGGAGTTCAAAGCGCCGGAGTTCGGTCGGGGTACCGTCGAACGTGAGCAGCCAGCGGTCCAGTTTGAGCCGGCGGCGGGCCAGGTGCAGCGTGGCCACTACCGGTCCTCCCGCCGTAAGCGCCGCTGCCGCGCATCCCCACGCACACGCGGGGCACGGGTCGTCGGCCACCATGCCTCCAGGAGTGCCAGCCCGGCAGCCTCGCCCGCACCGGCCGGCAGCCCGCACAGCGCACATATCCCGGCATGCCATGCCAGTGCCCCGCACACGCAGCGTGTGCCCCGTACGGGCACGAGACGGTCCGGAGTGGTATCAGCCATCCGTCCGCCAGCCCGCCGGTACCACACCGACTCTGCCGGCCTCGTAGGCGCGCCGCCACGCCACCGCGTCGGTGCCGTCATAGATGCCCGCCGTCTCGCCGCGCTCCAGCAGGTAGAGGCGGCGAAGCCACATTGCTGACCTATAGGCGTCCTGTCCCTCATAACGAACGAAAGCACGCTTGGCGTGTTCCAGCATGTCTTTGAGTATTTCATCGCGCTCACGACACGCTGGCGCGGACAAATCGCGATCTCGCGCACGTCTTTGTCCCTCTGCTGTGCGCAGCTCCCGCCACAGCCGGTCCCACCCACGCAGTGCCTCGTCCGCCGTCATACCATGGGGTTCATGACCCATCGTCCGCCTCCTCCACCGCGTCACACCGGCGACAGACGCGCCACACCCGCGCGTAGCGCCCCTCCTCGCCATTGTCGATAGCCTCCCAGAGATGGCCATCTTCCCCACACACCCGCTCGATCTCGGCCAGACTGACCCAGAACCGCCGCATGATGTCCGCGGGATCATCGCCACACGCCAGCGCACGCAGGATCGCCCACGCCGTGCCGGGGTCCACTAGCCGACCTCCATGGTCGCGCCCGGTGGGCGCTCGGCCATCCGCACGAAGGCCCACGCGGCACGCGCCACCGCCAGCCAGGCCGCCTGCTCATCGACAAACAGCCCCGCATACACCGGCGCCTCGGCCGGCAGTGGGTCGTCCTCGCGCTGCCACAGGCATCGCTCAAACTCCCAGGCGAGCTGGACGGCAAGCGCACGCACCTGCTCCGGGGTGGGGTCCATCAGCCCTTCCTCCCCACCAGGATCGGCGCACATAGCCCGGCCGCCAGCAACCCCGCCTCAAGATCCTCCGGGCGGCGGCACAGGATATAGACCGCACCGACCGCCTCCAGCCGTTCTCGCTCAGCTTCTTGTACTTTAGACAGACGGGCATTTCCCGTTTTTGCTTCAATCGCCAGCAGCACCGCCAGCCCGGTCCGCGCATCACGCATGCCGGCGAGAATATCGGGACATCCAGGGCGACTCAGTAGCCCGTGGACCTTGTAGTACCATGCTCCCTGGGCGGCAAGGTACTCGGTGCAGAACCTTACAAGGGCCTGGTGGGCCTGGGTGCGGTCGCCGCCGGCCATCAGAACCATTCCTCGTCATCGTCATCCAGCCATGGCGGTTCCTCCGGCTCCGGGTCCATCTCCGCCCCTGGAGGCACGTCCTCCCCGTCCGCCGCAGGTACTGCCGCGCTCACGCTCGCCAGCGTCTCCTGCCACCACGCTCCCAGATCCCCGCCATGGTCTACGACGAATTGCGTGATGTCCTTGCCCGCGGGAAGGGTCACGCGCCGCGCCGTGCCCAGCCCCGCCCAGCGGGCCCAGCCCGCCGCGCCGGCCTCGTCCCCGTCCAGACACACCACGAGCCACCGGTACGAGAGCAGGTACGGCAGCCACTCCCCATCCGGCCGGCACAGGTTCATGGTCAATACGTCGATCTCGGGCAGGTGTTGGGCCGCAAGGAGACAGTCATAGTATCCTTCCGTGATCAAGGCAACCGGCGAGCCGCGCCGGATGCCGTACAGCGGTAGCGTGGTGCCGGCCACCGAGATGTACTTGCTGGTCCCACGACTATCACGCGGCACCGGTCGCCGGATGCGCACCCCATAACAGTGCCCATCGACCCCCAGCATGGGAATGGTGATCCCGCGCCGCAGATACCACGGCCCGTCGCGCCCGTCCGCGGGCAGGTAGCCGAGGCCGGCGCGACGGATCGTGTCTTCCGACAGACCCCGACCGGCCAGCCAGGCACGGGCACGCTCGCCGGCAGGGGACCACAGCGCACGCTGGGCGCCACTCACCAGCGTCACCAGATGCGCCGACCAGGCCGCAGGGCGGTTGGGGGCAGGGTCGGGATGGCGTGGTGGGAAGGCCATCCCGTCCAGGGAGCGGGCCGCCTCGCCGAGCGTCAGATTATCGCGGCGGGCCACATAGTCCACCACGTCGCCCCAGTGGTCGCTGCCGGAGCAGCGCCGGCACCACCAGCGCCCACCGTCCCAGCCGGGCTGCACCCGGAACCGGTCGCGCCCACCACAGAACGGGCATGGGCCGGCATACTCAAAGCCGTGCCGGCCACGGGCAACACGATGTACTCGCGTGTCCCGCCCGATGACCGCCAGCAAGTCTGGGGGTGCCGTCAAGAGTCGCATGCAGGCGCCTCCAGCAGGGTGCGGAGTTCGCGCACCTGTTCCGGCGTCAGGTGCCGCACCAGGGCACGCGCCGCCGCGGCCGGGCTGTCGATGGGGATGGTGATTGCGCGCTTCCGATAGCCCGCTTCCACCATGGCGCGATTGGGGCTCAGCGTGCCCCAGAGCACCTGCTCATGGAGATCGGGCCGCTTCTCGCGTAAGGCCCGCAATGCGCGCGCGGTGCTGTTGCCCACGGGGCGCTTGGCTGTGTGGTCAATGTGTACATTGTTAACATTGACCCCCTCGTCGCTGCCCGCATCAGGTGCCACGCTATACTGATTCCTGCCCGTGGGGTTGTACGCACCCCCATGCCGGCCCCTGGTGGCCGTGTCGATCGCGTCCACGGCCCGCAGATCGTCCCCGCAGCGCCGCCTGAGCTGCCTCAGGGTCATACCCAGTCCCTCGGGCGGTGGCGCCTTGACAAAGTCCCCGAAGCACGCAAAGCAAATCGTGCGCCCACCCTCGACCCGCTCTCGCCAGGCATCCTGCCCGATCAGCGCCAGCACGAGCGTGCTGATATTGGCAACACCATACTTCGATCGATTGAGCGCCGCCTGGAGGTCGGCGACAAGATAGGACCGCTGTACGAGATCGCTCATTGGACCCCAACCTTGTACTCATCCGCCATCGCCAGTACACCGGCGATCGCCGCCTCTATCTGCGCAAGCGTTGCCGCCTTACGACCGCCATTTGGAATATGCCCAGCATCGTTCGCGCGCGTTTTCACGCGCGAAAATGCTTCACCCCGCTCCCAGCCCAGCCCGATGAGCGCGAGCGAGAGGCGATCCTCCAAGGTGCCCAGATAGCCACGCCGCGTGCCATGCTCCTCGCTATAATGCCGCGGGCGCGCACCCGGAGGACCGCTCGCTGTCCCGCTCGGCCCGTCCTCCCCCCCTGGCACGCCGCCACGGGCGCGTAAGATCACCAACAGCACCCCGTCATCAACCGTCGCCGCCGCCGGCACCTGCCGCCGAAACTCTTCCAGATAGAGCACTTCCTCCCGCGAATACAGCACCCCGTCCACCACGGCGCCCCGCAACTCGGATGTGCCGCGCAACGGGTCGAAGGTCGAGAGCACCGGCTCGCCATCCTCGCCGTCCGCCCGCGCCTGCGAATCGGGATTCGACTCCTCGTCCAGTTCCTTGACGATGTGCTTTTGCTCCTGCAAGAGCTCTTCCGCCCACAGCATCAGGTGCGATTCCTTCGGCAGATAGATGTAGCTCGCCTCCTCACAGGGATACTTCTTCGGATTCCCGTCATACCGCAATGCCCGCGTGACGCATTGGTAAAAGCTCAGGCGTGAGTTCACCACGTTGGACAGATACACCACGATGCGCAGGCGCGGCAGATTCACGCCCTCGCTCACCATCTTCACGCAGACAAGCCAGCGGTCCCCCGAGGTCCGAAACCGCGTGATCCGCTCCGCCGCGTCCGGTTCCTCACCCGACACCTGGATCGGCCGCTCACCCGTCAGACGCCAGATCGCTTCCGCCACCTTCCCCATATGTGCGATATTCTTTGCAAACACGATAATGCCCCAGTTGCCGCCCCGGTTCCGCTTCGCGTTATATGGCTCAAGTACATTGAGCACCTGCCCCTGCCGGTGCGCCCGCGTGATCAATTCCTCCAGCCACCTCGTCTTCGGGTCCAGGGCGCTATGGAGTCGCTGCCGTGCCAACTTCTCCGAGAGCGTCTCGCTAAAGTCCGCCTCGTGTTCCGCGCCGCTATCCAGCCAGGCCACCGGACCATCATGGTAGTAGAACACCGCACGCCGCACGCAGCGATCCGCCAACGCCTCGCCGTAGCCGTAGGCAAAATCGACCTGGCCCACACCGTCGACGTACTCCCGAAAGGTCATGTTGGAGTTGTCTTCCCGCCACGGCGTCCCGGAGAGCAGCACACGATACCGCGCATCACTGAAGGCGGACTGCGCCTTCTCCCCGTACTCGCGCTCATCCGCCATGTGGTGGCACTCGTCAAAGACCACCAGGCACGGATATTCCGGGTCCGCGCTGATCTTTCGATACAACTGCGGCTGTTCAGTCACGGTCTGATAGCACACCACGATCCCTTGCACGTCCGCGTTGACGGCGCTCTGCGCATTGCGAAAGGCTGAGTTCAACGTGATTCCATGTCGCGCCGCATCCCCCGCCCATTGCTCGCACAGTGTGCGAAACGGCACCACCACCACCACCCGCCGAATCAGCCCCCGCGTCAGCAATTGCCGGATCAGCAAGAGCACCAGATCCGTCTTCCCCGTGCCCGGCCACGCCGACAGAAAGAAGTTCGGCTTGCCCGACAGTGTCGCCAGCATCGCCTCCAACGCCAGATCCTGCCACGCTCGTGGCTCCCACGCCTCCTGGTCCGCCATCCCTGCTTCCCTTCCCTTGATTGCACCCCGCACACAACGCCTGCCCATTCACCACGTCTGTCGCCCCACCACGCACATAGGCCACCACGTGGTCGGCATGCCACCCCGCCGCCAACCGCTCGCCACACACCGCGCACCGACCCCCAGCCGCGAGATACAGCGCGACCCGCTCCCGACTGCTAAACCGGCGCCGCATAGCCACCTCCCTCGCGCGCGCGCACACGCGCGCAAGCCTAACAATCCTAACAAGTGCCCGTTTTCTCCCCCTTTCTCTCTTGAAACCGGTCCGCCAATTTGTTAGGATGGGTCGCGAAAATCCTAACAATCGCGCCTAACAACCTAACAAGTGGCCGCCGACGGCCACCGCCCCAGTTGTTAGGAAGCGGGCCCCGTTTGTTAGGATTTTGGCCCCACTTGTTAGGATTTCGGGCCAGTTTGTTAGGATGCATCATCTACCCCTCCTCTGGTGGCGGCCCCGTTGTTAGGATTGTTAGGATTGACCCACGCCGGCACGCCATACTTGCCCCGCTCCGGGCGCGTGACGGCGCCGGCATCGGCCATCTGAAACAACCGCTGCCGCACATCGTCATAGCGCTGGCCGGTCGCGTCCGCCACCTCGCGCGCCGAGAGCGGGCCGGACGCCGCCTGCAGCGCTGCCAGGATGGCCTTGCGCGCCGAGGTCGCGAGCACGTCCGCGGCATCGCCCACCAGGCCATAGGTATGCGTGATCGGGTCGAACGCCAGCCCCTTGGCGCTCTCCTCCAGGTCGCGCCCCATGGCGGTCAGCGTGGCGGACCCGTCGCCGTTCCGGGTCCGCTGCAAGACCAGCACGCTATCCACCGAGCCGCCCGCTCCTTGCGTGGCGTTGACCATGTCCATCGGGTCGTCGCTGTGCGCTTTGCGGGTGTGGTGGACCACCACGATGGCCACGCGGCGTTCTTGCGCTAGCGTGGTCAGTGGCTCGAGCTCATCGTAGTCCTGCTGGTAGACCATGCCGCCCGGCGTGCCGGCACGCCCACGCACTTTGGCCAGCGTATCGATCACCACCAGCGTGCAGGTCGGGTGCGCGTCCAGATAGGCCGAGAGACGCTCGATCAGACCGGCGCCGAGCTTGGGGCAGCGATAGACGAATGTCAGTCCCGCCGGCACCGGCTCGTTGGGCCACATCTCCGCAATGCGGCGTTGCAGGCGGCGCGGCCCGTCCTCCAGCGCGAGGTAAAGCACCCCGGTCGCGGCACACGGGATCGTCCCCAGGGCACGGCCCCCGCCCGCCACGGCGAGCGCCAGACCGACCATCAGCACCGATTTCCCCACTTTGGGCGAGCCGCAAATCAGCGTCGTCCCTTCATAGATCAACTCCGGCACAATGGTGAGGAGCGGGGGAAAGGTCGTGGCCATCAACTGCCGCGCGGACTGTGGGAGAAAGTCAGCCGCCGAGCCGGCCGGCGGCGTGGGGTGGTCGGGGTCGCGTAGCGCCAGGGCGCGGCCAAACGTCAGCACTTCCTCGCTCGACAGACCCACCCGCGCCAGCTCCGCCTCCAGCGTGCCTTGCGTGGGATCGGCCACCACCCGCGTCACCAGACCGCGCCAGGTCGGTTCGACGCTCTCCGGCGCGGTGCCGTTCAGGCCGATACCGACGAGCACCTGCCGCAGGGTGTGGAGGGTGCGATCGGAGGGGAGCCAGCTGGCATGCACGGCTCCGCTCATGAGGGCGCATCGCCGGCAGCACCGCCGACCGCCGCATAGCCCCGACTGCCGGGACGATGCACGACCTTGCCCTGGGCCACAAGCACCGTGAGATGATGCTGCACACGACGTGGCGACCACCCGAGTGCGGCGGCCATCTCGCTCATGGTGGGTGAGCGATCCACCTGCACAGTGCGTAAATGCGCGAGCAGCAGCGTACGCGCCGCGTCACCCCTCGGACGCGTATAAGCGACCACCATGGCCCTCCCCCACGCGTTGGTGGGACCGCCGCGGGCGTACCCGGCCATGCTGGCGCTACCAGGCTATAGTGGTACAGAAATACCACTATATGCTATGCTGGTAGCGTCTCCGCGAGAGACACAGGTCGTGGTACGAGATTGGCGTCCGTCCCGACCCCGGAAGCCGCTGTCGTTCGAGGGCAGCGGCATTTCCGGAGTTTAGTTTAGAACATTTGTACCTTGTACGGCCCCCGCAATCGGTAATTCTCCACGTTCGACCGCCGCCGCGCGCTCGCCTTCCCCGATCTCCCGCAAGAACCGCACGAACTCCCGGCGATCGATAATGTAGCCGAGTTTCCTGCTGCCCTTGTTGAAGCGGGCATCAAGCGCGCCTGCCTTGATGCGGCGGCGAATGAACTCCGGAGAAACATCAAGTGCCGAACCGGCCTGCTCCAGGGTCAGCACGTCTCTTCTCTCCTTCACTGTCATACTTCCACCGACCGGTGGCGTCCGCACTCCCTATGATAGCCCGCTATCGTGGAGATGTAAAGATATACGGGCGATACCATACAAGATTGACATCGTGGAGATGGAGGAGTATCATGGTGATATGAGACGGACGCCACCACCTCAGACAGGAGTATCACGATGATTTCCGCTGCCCCCGCACCCCCTATTCCCTTTACCTGCGTGGCCCCCGGCGTGTGGGCCGTGACCGCCTCAACCGCCGGCCAGGCGCCCTACATCGTGCGCGACCTGGGCACACACTGGACGTGCGAGTGTAAATCGTGGATGTACAGCAAAGAGCCTGTACAGACCTGCAAGCACTGCCGCGCCATCCAGGCTGCCCTTGCCCTACCGGTGCCGGCTGCCCCCGTGCGCTACTGCGCCACCTGCGGCCTCAATCCGGTGACGGATGGGCTGGAGCGCTGCGCCGGCTGTGCTGCCAGGACTGCCAAGGCCCGCCGCTCCCATGTCCGTATCCGCCACGACACCGTGCTGGCCGTCCTCGACACCACGCCGCTCGCCTTCGATGCGGAAGCCGAGCGCACGCGCCTTGCAGCACTCAATGCCCGCGTCGAGGAGGCCGTCTTCGGGCGCTAGGATACCCCGCGACCCGTCCAGTTCTTGGTAGACACTGGGCGGGCGTGGGTACGGGGCGCACCACCGGTTGGCAAGGCAGCCGGTGGTCCCCCGCCCCGGCACCACCCCCGGCAGGTAGTTCCCCGTCCCCCTGCCGGGGGCTGCACCGACAGAAAGGAATGAAGATGTTCTGGAAGATTGGCCGCTATCGCTGGAACCCTGCGCACATCATCGGCATTGAGGACTACTCCACCGACGAGCCCGCGGTCTTCGTCAACCTTACGCAACTGCGGGAGGCGCCCAGCGGCGGCTTTGCCGTGACCGAGTGGCACCACGTCACCGGCGAGGAGGCCGAAGCCCTGCTGTGGTTCATCGATAGCGACGGTCTCATGGCGTACACCGACCAGGATGGCATCTCCCCCGGCGGACCCGCCCTGGACATCATGCAGATCTGGCGCCGACGCATGGAGGAACAGGACAACCGGCAGGCACGCCTGGAACACTTCCCCGGCGTGGACGCACCCGCCGGCTACCCGTTCCGACCCGAGGATGCAGCGTTCGTGGGCTATGACCCAGCCGAGGAGCGGTGAGGAGGGAGCGATGGAAGCACCACAGTGTCGCTACTGCGGTCGCGAGGGCGAGTTGTCAGAGGACGGCATGTGCGCGGCGTGCGCGGCATGGGAGGCCGCCGACGCCCAGGCGTATGCGCCGCATATCGCGGCCTGGGTAGAGGAGATGGAGATGGACGTACACCTGTGCCGGGCGTGTGGTCGAGCGGTCGCGCCGCTGGGGGCGGGCCTGTGCGCGGACTGCGCCGCCTCGTGGACAGACGATACCGCGACCTACGCGCCGCACATCGCGGCGTGGGTAGAGGAGATGCGAGGAGCAATCGCTCGCCGTGTGATAGTCGAGGAGGAGGAGGAACTGTGATAGAGACGCCGGTAGACGCCGCCCTGTATCTGGTGCTCAGCGAGGGCATCCCGACCAGCGAGGCCGCACGCATGTTCGGCGTCTCCGTCGAGGCGGTGGAGGCGGCATGCGGCGCACGCACGGGCCATGCGTTGGTGCCGGTCGGCGAGGCCGGCTGGATCTGCCGCGTGTGCGGCTGGGTAGACGCAGGCACACCTGCGACGAAGGAAGGAAACAGGGCATGAACACGGCCGTCAGCGCGAGCGACCAGGCAGACGCAGACAACTTCGATGAGATTCTGGAGAAGTTCATTACCGGCGCTGACATCGCCGGCCTCTCTCCCAAGCAGCGGGTCGTGCTGTACTACCGGTTCTGCGAGCGCCTCGGCGTCGATCCCGAATCGGGCGCGCTCCAATATCTGCGGCTGCAGGGACGGCTGACCTTCTATGTGACCGCGAAGGCCGTCGATCAAATCTGCGATAAGCGCCTGATCTCACGCAAGCCGGCGGATGCGCGGTTCTTGCGGGAGGACATCTACCAGGTGGTTGCCGAGGCGCGCGACCAGCGCGGGCGCTATGAGCAGCGTACGAGCTACATCCTGCTGCGTGATCGGGAGGGCAGGCTACTGCAGGGCGATGCCCTCTTCAATGCGTTCAAGCGGTGTGAGACGGCAGCGTGCCGCCGCGCTGGGGTGGCGATGAGCGGCCTTGGGGCCATGAGCGAGGATGACGCCGACGCGATCGCGGGTGCCCAGAAGGTATCGGTCGCGGAGGTCCACGGCACGACCCAGGGGCAAACCGCACCCACCAAGGGCAACAGCGATGCCGTCGTGGACACCAGCACCGGTGAGGTACTCGACCGCGACGGCCAGATCCGCCTCTGGAAGCGCATCGACCGCGCCCAGCAGGCACTTCTCGCCCTGGACCCGGAAGCGCACATCAAAGCGCGCCCCACCACCGACGCCGAGCGGGCGCAGTTCTGGCGCGAGGCGCCGGCCTACTTGACCGAACTGGAGGATGCCGCCGCGCGTCTCACGCAGGCCGCGGCACCGGTCGAGAACGGCGTGGCCGAGGACGACGAAGGGTCACCGATTTAGGAGGCACTATGTGGGAAGAGACGGGGTATACGAGTCGCGTGATCCCCCTACGGACCCATCCACGCCGGCAAGAGCGGCAGGTGCGGCACGCGGTGCGGCGCTACCGACACTACCGGCGAGCGGTGCGCCGGTGGGTCGGCCGGCACCAGCAAGCGCTGGTTCGGGCGTATCTCCTGGTGCTGCTGGCGTGGGCGATCGCGGTCGTGTGGTAGGGCTAGGACAGGGAAGGAAGGAGAGCGAAGAACGCATGACCGCGCGCGATCACGGTATCGATATTCAGGCAATCGAACACTTCCGGGCCGATCATCGTGCAGTCGCACGCGGTGAGCGCGTCCAGCGCCGTCGCCTCCCACACCCGCTTGCAGGGCCACGTCTCCAGCACCACGGCAGTGGGAGCAGCGGTGCGGTGGGCGGCAAGCCGAGCAGCCAGGTCGGCGGCGAAGCCGACCTTGAGGCGGCCTGGGGCCAGATCGGGAACCAGTTGCACGATGTAGCAGACGCCACGATCCTCGGTCGGCACGGGCAGAGCACGTGTCCGCCCTGGCACAAAGCCTTCCTCGGCACGCAGGGCAATGAGGTGCTCCGCCGCCTCGGTAGTGAGCGCAAGCGCGACCTGGCCATGGCTGTCCGGCGTCCGCACATGCTGCCACGCCACGCCTTTGCGCAGGACGTACTTGCGCAACTGCGAGCGGTCCATCTGCAAGCGGGTCGAGAGTTGTGCCAGGGTGACGTAGGTTTCTTCCATGGTATAGACCTTCCTTGCCCATACCATACCACCCCTGACTACGATAAGGCAAGCAGGAGAAAGGAGTAGCAGCATGCAGGAACACCCCGCCGTGCCCCCCGGCACCTGCTGGTGCGGCTGTGGCGCACGTGTCCCCCTGGCCAGGCGCACCCACGCCGTGCGCGGTCTCGTGGCCGGCCAGCCCACCCGCTGGCTGCCGGGCCACCACCAGCGGCTGATCTGGGCGCACCGAACGCCCCGCGGCCGGAGCATCCACCGCGACGAGCCCACCCCGGCGCCCGAGGTGAGCCTTGCGCCCCATGATGTCTCGGCGCTGGTCCAGCGCACCGAGCACGCCTTCGGGATCCCCGCGGGCAGCATCGGGGGGCACGAGCGCACCCCGCCGGTGGCGGAGGCACGGCAGGCCTGCTGGTGGGCACTCTCGCAATGCGGCGTGCGGCCCGTGTGGCTCGCACGCCGCTTCGGGCGCAACCATTCCACGGTCCTGTACGGCATCATGAAGGTGGACGAGCGCCCCGACCTCCAGGCCATCGTGCGCCCGCTCATCGCAATGTATATCCACGGCGAGCCGCCGGCCGCCGTACCCGCACTGCTGGAGGAAACGCTGCCCGCCACGCTGGACGTACGCGACCGGCGTGCTATCCGTGCCTACGTCTGCAGCACGCTGCTCGGCTGGGAGCGGCATCCGGGGGCCCTGTGCGGGACGGGGCTCTGGTTGGTGGGGCGACACGCTGCGGTACGTGCGGCGGTGGAGGAGGTGCTCCGGCAGTGTGATCTGGCGCCCTATGGCACGGTGCTGGCGCGGCAGTGCGCGCCCTATCGACGGGGGGAGGCGCCCGACTATGCCTGAGCGCGCCGACGTCGTCACCTACCGCGTGATCGACCCCGCCATCGTGCGCCCGCTCATCGCTCGCTACATCCACGGCGAGCCGCCGGCCGCCGTACCCGCACTGCTGGAGGAAACGCTGCCCGCCACGCTGGACGTGCGCGACCGGCGTGCCGTCCGCGCCTACGTCTGCACCACGCTGCTCGGCCTCGAGCGGGCACCGGGGCCGCTGTGTCAACTACCCCCGGCTGAAGCCGGAGGCTTGTCCCTGATGCGTTCGACACAAAGACACCGGCACCTGGACGTTTGGCTGGTTGAGAGCAGCCCGTCGATCAGCCACCGCTCGCTGAGCGATGTTGACCGACGCGATAGAGTCAGCAAGTCCACCGAACCCGCATGCTCTACAGGAGAACCGAGATTGACTCGTGCGATTGGCCTTCTCGCAGTGCCCACAGGCGGGACAGGTGCGGCTCGTGTTGCGCGGGTCCACGAGGACGACCGCGACACCAGCAAGGCGCGCCTTGTACGCGA